TCGACACCCCGGTACACTTTCTGCTAGTTCAGGTCTAAACCCACTGTCCAGAGGTGATGCGTCTCTTGAAGATGCGTGTGGCCATCCCATGGCACTTCCGCTATCGCTCTGATTCTGTCCTACTCTTGTCAATAGACGTCGACGTTCTAGTAAAGCGTTCCCGGCCCATCTTTGTAAAACTGTGACGCCTGGAGCGTATGATGGGGCAGGCACCCCACGATGTGGAATCCCGTCTCGGCTGTGCTTGACTACTTGCAGGGCAAGGATCTGCAAGTGCCTGAGCACGCGGTGCAGGCTATCCTACCTGGCAGGAAGCTGTTCGAGTGGCAGGACCCCGGGGCGCTCATCGTGCCTCCTACCCAGGTCACCGGTCCGGCGCAATGGTTCTATGCCGATCCGGTCACGGCACAGACCGACTCGAACTCTGCGGTGTGGTCGTGTCTGCAGGCGCTCAGTAATAGCCACATCGAGCCTCCACTCAAAGTCTGGCGAGGTGATCCTGACTCGGGACTGGGCTTTGCCAGCAACGCCGTGTGGCTGTCTGACGCGCCCATGCAGCAGCTGCTCATGGACCCCAACCCGGTGCACACCCCACCCGAGATCTGGTTCTGGACTTCCTGGGCCAAGCACGTCGACGGGAATGCCTACCTGCGCAAGATCCGCGCGGGGGATCCCAATCGCGGCAATGTCGTGCAGTTGTGGCCCATCTCTCCGCGGCTGATCCGGCCCATCACCTTCAAGGGATCGTCCAACTTCATCGATGCGTACCGCTATAGCTACGCGCCGGGCAAGTTCGACGACATCGATCCGCGCAACATCATCCATTTTCGTATCGGCATTGACGATCAGGACCATCGCCTCGGTCTGGCGCCCATCAAGCGTCTGCTGCGCGAGATTGCCTCGGATCAGTCGGCCACGCAGTACACCGACGCGCTCTTGCGCAACTTCGGGATCCCCGGGCTGGTCGTCACCGTGCCACAGAACTCGTCGCTGAACGAGCAGCAGGCTGACGACATCAAACAGCGCATCGAGCAGCGCTTCGGCTACGAGAATCGCGGCAATGTGGGTGTCCTCACGGCTGGCGCCACCATCGAGCAGTTCGGCTTTTCGCCGGACCAACTCAACATGAAGGAGCTGCATGAGGTGCCCGAGACCCGCATCTGCGCGGTCATGGGCGTCCCACCGGTGATTGCCGGACTGTCCTCCGGGCTCGGGCAGTCGCAGAACTACGCCTCGATGAAGGTCATTCGCGAGAACTTCACCGAGTTGACCATCGTGCCCCTGTGGCGCATGGATGCCGCCAAGCTGAACAAGGAGCTCAAGCCCGATTTCACCAGCGATCCTGAGGTGCGCATCGGCTACGACCTGTCCATGGTGCGCGCGCTCCAGGAGGACCGCAACCAGTTGTTCACGCGCCTGGACAACGCGGTCAAGACCGGCTGGCTGCTGCCCAACGAGGCACGTGGCGAGGTCGGCTACGGTCCCAAGCCCTGGGGCGATCAGCCCATGCCCCAGCCCTCGACGATGAACACTTCCGGCGGGGCGGGTGTGCAGACCAACTCGGGTACCACGCCAGCCAAGGCGTCGGCGCAAGAACGCGTCATCAGCCTCAAGGCCGGTGAACTGACCGCCGATGCCCTCCAGGCCCTCGTTGAGCTTGGCACACCGGCGCTGCACGACGAACTCGAGCGCTACTTCGACGGACAACGCCGCAGGGTGATCCGCAGCCTGACCGGTACGGAGGGATAACCGCCATGTCCGAAAAACCCGAGACCCAGTCCAACGCGAACAACGCGCAGAAGAACAAGAACTCGGCCCACACCGTCGAGTCAGACACCTCGTGCATCCACGGCCACACCAGCTTCGTCCAGTACCTGGCTAACCCGAGCTACGCCAACGCGGCGAATTTGAAAACGGACTCGTTCAACCAGCACGTGCGCGTGACGCAGTGCAACTGCACGCTGACATGAAGTCGCAGCCGCATGACGCGGCCTGAGGAGTCGCATCCCCACTACGACGCGGCTGCCGAGCAACCACGCCTGCTCGACATCATGGGACGCGCCTACCGTCTCATGCTGCGCGCCGTGAACGCGCTGGTCGGTGCCCACTTCGATCTGTCACCCGAAAACTTCCAGGTTGACGACAACACCACGCGGCGTGTGCTGCATACGGCGGCAAGCCGCGTCGTGCGCATCGACCAGACCACGCGCCAGGCGATTGCGCAGACGCTCCAGACCGGCCAGGCGCGTGGCTATACCAACTACCAGCTGGCCTACGGCGTCGAGCAGGACGGCTTTCTGGGCATCAATGGCCTGTTCACCGAGACCTGGCGCGGCCGACCACTGATGGTGGCACGTACCGAGTTGCAGGAGGCGCAGCGCGCTTCTGCGGTGGAGCGCTATCTCGCCAGCGGGCTGGTGGATCGATTGCAGATCATCGACGGTTGCCAGTGGGACGACGAGTGCTGCACGCGCGACGGCAAGATCGTGCCCATCACCAACCCGCCGGACCTGAACCACCCCAATTGCACGCTCGTGCTCACGCCCGTGCTGCGCGAGGGCATTCTCAGTCCTCCACCTCCACAGCCACGTACCGCGCCGGCTGAGCAACCGGCACTCCTGTGAGCACGGCCACGCCGGCGATGTGGGCTGATGCCGTCGCGTGTCTGCGCCAGCTCGTCGTGTGGCTGAAGCAGTCTGACGAGGCGTACCTGCAGTACTGGGGCAAACACCTGGAGCAGGACTGCAAGTCCCTGGCATTGATCGCCGAACGGAAACAACCGTGACCGACGCGCCGCGCGTCCTGGCGCTGGTCGGCGATATCTCAGGCTGCACGCTCTGGCGTGTGTTCCAGCCCTTCGCCGAGCTCCAGAAGCACGGCTACTTCTGTCACTGGAAGGCGCGCGACGATCCCGAGAACAACCTGCCGGGGTTCATCGAGAAACTGCCCTTCTACTTCGACGCGGTCATCCTGCCGCGCCTGTTCTGGACCGAGAAGACCGACGGTGATCGTTTCATTCGCGGCCTGCACCGCGCCGGTATGGCCGCTATCGTGGAGGTCGACGATGATGTGTACTCGCCCGCTATCGTCGAGCGCAGCTACAAGACACAGGACCTCGAGCGCGAAAAAGGACTGGAGCGGCTCGAGGCCGAACGCCAGGCGCGCCTGTACGTGCTCAGCCAGTGCGATGGCGTGACCGTCTCCTCGCGGCGTCTGGCAACTATCGTCGGCATGTACACCGACAAGCCCATCCAGGTCGTGCCCAACGCCATCGACACGCGCTGGTTCCGCTACACGCTCAAGCCCTGTCGTCGCGTCGTGCCGCCCCTGACTATCGGCTGGGCCGGCGGCTCGCGCTACTACGAGGACCTGGCCCCGGTCGCCGAGGCGTGGCACAACCTCGCCAGGCGCTATCCGGAGGTCACCTTCGTCGTGCAGGGCCACATGGCCGACATTTTGATCGACGCCGTGCCGCCTGACCGGTGCCGGCGGCTCCCGTGGCTGCCGATTGACGAGTACCCGCGCGCGCTGCTGAACATCGACATCGGCTGCGCGTCAGTCGCGCCCAAGTTGTTCAATACCGCCAAGACGCCTATTAAGGTATGGGAGTACGCGTGCGCGGGCATCCCCAGCGTCGCGAGCCCCACGCTCTACGGTCAGGTGATCACCGACCGTGAGGACGGTCTCCTCGCCGAGACCGCCGGCGAGTGGGAGTCGGCTCTCTCGCGGCTGATCGAATCCCGTGAGCTGCGCACCACCCTCTGGCGTAACCAGCGGCGCCGTATCGCCCAACACCACAGCCTGGAGAAGTGCTGGCAACAATGGCTGATCGCATGGTCCACGATCCTCGAGCAGTTCCGCAGCCGCCGAAGCCGGATTCTGCTCAGCGCGTAGTCCGCTGCGACAGTTGTCGCAGCCCGCTGCCGTCGGTCAGGTTGTCGGCCGGCTCGCGCATCGAGATCAAGTGCCGCCACTGTAGAGCGGTGACCATCGTCCAGGCATAGCTGTGCCATCGGATGTGGAGCGCCTGTACACCACAGACGTCTACGCGGGCGGTTTCGGGCTGGACGTCGCGACTGGTTGGTGGCACTTCAATCCGCCAATGGACACCTACTTCTTCGACTGGGACGCATTTGATTACACGAACGGCGTTCACTACTGGAGTGGTGACCCTGCAGGATCACCGGGACACCTTGCCAGCGTCAACACCATGGCGGTCGCTGCTGACAATTCCTTGAAACTGTACGCGTACTCCGATCAGGACCTCACCGGCCGGGTGTGGGTGTCTGCTGATGGCGGGCTGACATGGGCACGTCGTGCTCAGGTCACTGGAATTGCGGACGACCACTCGAACCCTATGAGCCTGTTTTCGCCTGCAGATGGCACCGTGTTCATGCTCCAGTACGCTAGTACGGTTGCCGAAGGCGGGATCTATCGCTCGCTAGACGACGCCCACACGTGGACGAAGGTCGTTTCGGCGCACAGCCCGACTGGAGCGTACCCCTACACCCCACCATACGCCATAGGGTTGATGAACATAAGTCCCACCAAGTTGTGGTGGGCCGAAGAAACTGCCTTCTATACGACTCCAGACCCTAGTTACCCCACATCGACTATCTACTGGTTCACCTGGGTCATCCGTCGCTCCAACTACGACGGCTCGAGTGTGGAGACTCTAGGCACCTTCGACACTCCGTGTAACAACAATACCCTGATGGTCTGGCCAGTTAACGACAGCCTCGCCCTGGTTACGTCTCAGTCAACTGGTGATGCCTGGAAGGTTTCCAGCGGTGGCATGGTGAGTATCTGTCCGCGAGACATCAAAAGCTCCGACTACGACCCGAGTAATGGGGGCTATAACGGTCCTGGCCCGTGGGGCGCGTTGGCCATCGATAGCTCTACGTTTGTCATGATTGGGAGCGGCATCGACTACGGAGATTCTGGTCTCCGTCACGGGAATCTCTACGTCTACCGTTCGACGGACGCGGGTGTCACGTGGACGCTGACAACGACGATTCCACCGGAGCAAAACTTTCTCAACAATGGCGGCGGTATCGGCGCTCCTGACATATATATTGCCATGTCACAGAGCCGCACGCGGCCTGACCATCTGGCCATGTTCGGCAGGGGTGATTCTCTACCCGGGCACGCGCAGATCATCTGGTTCTCCTTCGACGGTGGCGTGAGCTGGACAAACTCGCTGAATCTTGCGAACCCTGGCGTGCTAAACCCCAACTGGACTGAGGGGCATACCGTGAGCGGCGGTCCCGACAATCGAACGTATGCGTCTGAGTACCCCCACGGCATCTACGGCTTCGCCGAGCCGCCGGTGATCAAAGCTGTGCCTTCACGCCTGGCGACGATCGTCGGCTAACGTGCTACATTTGGCCTGAGCGCGCGCAGGAACGGCTCAGCCGTCCCATCCCGTCGATCTTTCCCCATCGGGAGGTCACGGGATCGTGTGAGCGAGATTCTGTACAGCGCCCCTCGACGCGTCGCCGAGATCAAGTCGGCCGACGGCGGCATGGAAGTGGCTGGCTACGTCAGCACTTTCGGCAACGTCGACTTTGGCGGCGACATCGTCCAGACTGGCGCGTTCGCCAAAAGCCTGGGCGCCAGGACGCCGGTGCGCTTCCTGTTCGGTCACGACAGCCACAGCGTGCTTGGCAAGCCGCTTGAGTTGCGCGAGGACGAAAAAGGGCTCTTCGGGCGCTTCGCTATCAGCCAGACCACGCTCGGCAAAGACATCCACACCCTGCTCGTCGATGGTGCGTTGGACTCGTTCAGCATCGGCTACATCCCGACCGACGTCGATCTCGACGAGAAGGGCGTGCGCCTGCTGAAGGAGGTCGACTTGCTCGAGTGCAGCGTCGTGGCCATGCCGATGAACGCGCGTGCCACGGTCACTGCCGTCAAGGACCTCGATTCCAAGGACTGGCATATCGAAAAGCGCGAGGACCAGTACTGCGTCATTGGTGGTAGCTCAGGTGATCGCAATTTTGGCTGCCACGCCTCGCGTGCTGACGCTATCGACCACATGCGCGCGCTGTACGCAAACGTGCCCGACGCGGGCAAGAAGCTTGGCGAGTTCTTCGAAGAGCACGCTGGGCTGGACGATCTGATCGAGTTGCGCGGGTGCTATGCCGAACTCGAACACCTGGTTGCCGGCCTGATCGAGCAGCGCACACGACCCGCCGAACAAGAAGTCAAGCACATGCTGAACCGCCTCGCGCTGTTGCGCGCCAGGCGTTCCGCCAACGGGAGATGAACTGATGGCAGAAACCCTGACCGTAGACCAGATGCGGGGCATGAACATGGCTCAGCTGCAGGCTGAGTCGAAAGTCCGCTATGACCGTGCCGCTGAGATCGAAAAGAAATGGGGCGACGGAGACATCAGCAAAGAGGACGACGACGAGGTCAAGAGCATTCTGCAGACCATCGACAAGCTGGAAGAGTTCCTGCTGCCGTTGGAGGAGCGCGAGCAGCGCAAGAATCGCATCTTCGGAAACGTCAGTCGCTACAACCAGGCTGCTGGTCAGATGCGCCACGCGGGTGACACCACCGAGCGCGACGTCAGCGGGGCAAAGTCACCGGGCGAGCAGTTCCTCGACAACGCCCAGTACAAGGCGCTGGTCAGCTCGGGTGTCCTGAACGGCAACGGTCTGAATTACAAGCTCGACATCCCGCTCGAGGGTTTCAACACCAAGACGCTGGTGTACGCCGGCTCGGGCGGCAACGGTGGTGCCTTCGTCATCCCGGACATCATGCCCGGTCTGCGCGTGCCGATCCTCACGCGCGAGCTGACCATCCTCGAACTCATCCCACGCTCGGGCACCACCTCCGACACGATCCAGTACGTGGCAGAGACAACGTTCACCAATGCTGCCGCGCCCGTCCCACAGGCCACGGCGACCACGGGCACCTCGGGCGCCAAGCCCGAGATGACGCTGACGTATGCCACCCAGCTGTCGCCTGTCCGCACCATTGCCCAGTGGATCCCAATCACGAACCGCATGCTGCAGGACGCGCCTGCGCTGCGGGGCATCATCGACAGTCGCCTGATGACTGGCCTCAACCTGACGCTGGAAAGCCAGATCATCTCGGGTGATGGCACTGGTGAGAACCTGCTCGGCCTGCTCAACAACACCGCCATCAATATCGTTGGCCGCGGAACCGATAACGATCAGGACGCCATCTTTAAAGGTATGACCGCCGTGCGCGTGACGGGTCTCAGTCGCCCGACCGCGATTGCGCTGAACCCCCTCGACTACCAGACCATTCGTCTGGCGCGCGAGAACGCCGCAAGCGCGACCGCAGGCGCTGGGAGCTATCTCATGGGACAGCCCAGCATGCCCGGGCCCACCACGCTGTGGGGGTTGCCCATTGTGCAATCCCTGGGCCTGCCGCAGGGCACCGGGCTCACCGGCGCCTTCGACCAGGACTGCATGCTCTTTGACCGGGAAGAGGGCTCGATCCGCGTCGGCTACATCGATCAGCAATTCATCCGAAATATGCAGTCGATCCTCGCCGAGCTTCGCGCAGCCTTCGTCGTGTGGCGTGGTTCGGCGTTCGCCAAGATCACTGGCCTGTGAGGAGGTAAGCATGCCCATTGGTGTCAACGAGCAGCCCGGCTACTCGGGCGGCTTTGGCGAGAGCCTGCAAACAGATCTGCCGCGTGGTGGGGCTGCGCCAACGCCCAGCGCCACTGACCCGCAGGGTGGCTTCGGCACGGACTCCGGGCTCACCGGTCCGCTCGGACCGCCGGTGGTGCCCACGGTGGGCGCTGGTGGAGGTGACAGCAGCGCCTCGAACATTGTCTCGGGCTACCTGAGCCCGACGGGTACCGACTCGGGGCTCGCCTCGCCGCCTCGCTGAGACAGCATGGTGGAAGTCGGCGCACGCTATCGGGTCGGCCACGAGGGGGTCCGTCTGATCTTTGACGACGGAGTCGAGATGGTTGTCCCCGCGCGCCGCACGATCTGCTTCGTGCGCGAGCCACGCACCATCGTCGGGCGACTGTATCGCGTTGCCGACGATGGCTCGCTCGTGTTCGAGGCGCCCGAGTTGCATGCACAGACGCGTGAGCGCGTATGAGTTACGTCACTATCGATGAGTTCAAGGCCGCCATCGGCGTGGGCGACACCTACGATGACCTCCAGATCCAGCTGGCGTTGGACGCTGCCCAGGCGATGATCGAGCAGTACACCAACCGTGTCTTTACGCCTCAGGACACGGACGTGAGCGCGCGGATCTTCGACAACGACCCGTCCGCGCGAGGCTGGCAGTGGCCGGTGAGCGCTGGGCCCCCGTTCGCATGGTTCTTTGGCGCTGCCTGGTATCCCGGACTTGACCGCCTGGACGTGCCCGACGTCGGCGAGGTGACCGCTATTGACCTTGACCTGGGGCTCAATGGCTCGTTTTCGACCAGCCTGCCCAGCAACAGCTGGGTGCTGTACCCGCTGAACGTCGGGCTGCCGGGTGGCTCTCCGGGCAACTACACCCAGATCCGCTTGCGGTCTACCGCGCCGTATGCCTTCTGGCCCGGCTATCAGGTGCGCGTCACCGGTAAGTGGGGCTGGCCCACGAATGACGCGCCGCCGAGCCCGGTCAAGCAGGCCAACATCATGCTCGGCAATCGTTACCTGCGGCGTCCGGGCGCACCGTTTGGCATCTGGGAAGGTCCACAGATGGGCCAGCTCGGCTACCTGCAGAGCACCGATCCCGACGTCGCGGCCATCGTGCAGCAGTACATGAGCGAGCGTCAGACCCCCCAGTTCGTCATTGCTTGAAGGGAATTCCATGACCACTCCTGAATCCCCGCCGCACCCGCATCCGGACCCAGAGCCGATGCCGCCTCCGGACCCACAGCCAGAGCCAGAGCCAGAAGAAGAGCAAACCGAGAAGCCCGAGGAGGACGAACCGAAACCAGCGTGACGGATATCGCCACGGCGATCCGCCGTCTGGACGAGGTGCCGACGTTCACCGCGTACCAGATCCGCCAGGCACTTAGCGCTTCACTGCTGCTGATCGAAGCGGATGCGCGTCAGCTTGTACCGCGCGACCAGCGGCGACTGGCGGGCAGCATCACGCACCGCATCGAGGGCGACGGCCTAGTGCAGGAAGGCCACGTCGGCCCGAGCGCGGCCTACGGTGCGCCGGTCGAATTCGGTCGCCGAGCCGGCGCGCGCATGCCCCCCGTGGACGCGCTCATTCCGTGGGTACAGCGCCACTGGCGACCGGCATTGGTCGGACGCCAGCGCGTGATGCTCGGCTTCGAACGCGAGTTGTCTGGCCAGATCAACAACCGCCGTCGCCCGGGGCGCAACGTCACCGAGGCGCAGATCCGACGGCGAGCATTCGCGCTGGCGTTTGCCATTCGCCGCCGCGGAATCCCACCGAACCCGTACCTGCGGCCGGCCTACTACAAGAATCGGCCCGAGATCCTCGGCCTGTTCGCGGGTATCGGACGCAAGGTCGCGGCCAGCATTGCCGGGCAGCAGCTATGAGCAGCCCGACACTGGACGAGGTCCTGGCGGCGATCAAGAAGGCGCTCGGCAGCATCGACGGCCTGCGCGCACACGCCACCGAGCCCGAGGAGCCAAATTTCCCGACCGCGTACCCGCGACTGGTGGACTGGGCGTACGACGAGACGTTCCCGGAGTCCTGTGATGACGTGCCGACGATGTACCACTTCGACATCTGGATCCTGGTCGACCTGAAGAGCGGGCTGCAGCGTGCTCAGGCGCAGCTCAACCCGTACATCTCGCCGGTCGGACGCAACAGCATCAAGCAGGCGCTCGAGCGCGACATGCGCCTGGGTGGCTGTGTTGACTGGCTGCGGCTGACTGGCGGCGGCTCCTATGGCACGACCGACATCGCTGGTCTGCGTTGCCTGGCGGCCAGCATGCGCGCCGAGGTGCACGCATGATGCCGTGGTTGTCGATTGTGCTGCCCACTTCGGCACGTCGCCACGCCGAGTTGTTTCGCACGCTGGCGTCGATCCAGCAGCAGAAGCAGCTTGATGTCGAGGTGCTGGTCGTTGCCGACGTCCACGGTGCGACCGACCGCGCTCGCTTTGACCTGTTGCGCGAGGAGATCGCGGGCCTCAGGACCGGCGTTCAGTGGCTGGAGCACGATGGCGGCGTCAACTGCTACGGCCAGCCTCAACGCTCGTTTGGCTCGCGACAGGCCAAGGGCGAGTGGGTGGCGTTCAGTCAGGACGACAACATCCTCGCCAGGGGCGCGGTCAACACCATCTGGCTGGCGCTGTGCCAGGAACGCAAGAAGCGACCCCTGTTCTTCCGCGTGCTGACGCCATGGCGCGAGCAGGTGTGGCGTACACCACAGCTGGTCCTGTCCAACATCGACGCCGACTGCCTCGTGCTGCCGCGCGACATCGCCCAGCGGGTCACCTGGGGCCTGCGCTACGAGGGTGATTTCGACGCGGCAGTCGAGGCCTCCAAGCTGGCGCGTGGTGACGTGGGCTGGCGTGACGAGGAGATCGCCATTGCCCGTCCGGAGCAGGAGCATATCTGGTGGTCGTAGGCACGGCGCTGAAACTCAACCTTGGCTGCGGCGACTATCCGCTGACCGGCTTTGTGAATGTCGACGCCACGGCAATCCGTGGTGTGGACGCGGTCATCAGCGTTCCGCCATTGCCCTGGCCGGACAAGTCGGCTGACGAGATCTACTGTGGCCACTTTCTTGAGCACCTGAGTTTTGCGCAGGCTGGCGAGCTGCTGAGCGAGTGCTTTCGTGTGCTGCAGCCCGGCGGGAAGATCGGCGTGGTCGTGCCCGACTTCCACGAGGTGGCGCGGCGCTACCTGATGGAGGCAGACGCACCCTTCGAGTGGCAGTACCACGTGCACGACCTGACCGACCTCGACGAGTTGAACCACTTCATCCTGTTCTCGACGTGCCAGCCCAGTCATCACCTCTGGGCCTACGACCTGTCCACGCTCGGCCGGGCGCTGGAGCGAGTCGGTTTCGAAGTCACTGGCGAGATCGACCGCTTCAGCGACCCTCGTCTGAGCACCCCGCGCTGGTACCAGTGCGGCCTGGAGGCGCGCAAGCCATGAGCGACACGCAGCAACTTGTTGCGCAGTACACGTGGAGTAGTGGCACGGCGCCCGTGTCGGCTGGCACCTTCCAGTCTGACTCGCGCAACTGGAGCGGGGCGACCGAGCTCTACTTTTCCAATGCTGACAGTCAGAGCCAGGATCTAACCAATACCTTCGCCGCGCTGGCGCTGGATGACACGGTTCGCGCCGAGCAAGGTGGCAACCCGGGTAACTGGCGCGTGTGGCGCGTCACCGCCGCAGCGGCTCAGGAAGCGGATCTGTCGTGGAGCGTGCCAGTCGAAAGTCTGGCCAATGGCGGCACCAACGTCAGCAACAACCAGGCCTGCCACGTGGTGTTCACCCTGGCGCTCACGCCTCAGCAGTCGCTGGCCGATTGGACGATGGAACCGGCTGATCCCACGCACTGGTTCAGCGTCATTGTCTGCCCGCATGGCATCACACGCAGCGGCGTGTGGCTCAACCAGCCGATCCAGGATGATCGCAACTTCGAGGAGCAGGCTGATCCGGCGTTCGCCAACCATCAGGCGCTGTATCCCGACTGCGACTGCGCGTTGAACATCGTGTGGACGCCGAGCTACGTGCTGCCGGCAGAGATCGAGCCAGTCGAAGCTGCGGCTGAAGATGTCGAACCCCAGGCGGCAGGTAGCGCTACCTTCAGCATCTGGGCGAGCTACCCGAAGCTGTACGGCGGACGAGTGACCTGTTCCCATGGCTGGGCACAATCGGGTGTCTGGCAGGGCACGATTGGCTGGCCAGATCTGCTGGCAGTCCAGGCAGAGACCTACCGCAACCATCAACGCCTGTTCGGGTGTGGCGATACCCTCGCGGCACCCGACACGACAGCCGTGCTGACGTGTAACGCGGTGAGCGTGGCGCGCGGCGTGATCCAGCCGGTTCCGGAAAACGGCGCGGTGGTGACTGGCACGGGGCTTAGCTGGAACGGCTCACGGCTGGTGGTCCAGCAACTCGGTGTCTATGGCATAAGCGCGCGGCTGACACTGTCACGCAGCATCGCGCAGGGCGCTGCGGGCTATGTCCACCTGCTGATCCAGGGTCAGAGTTTTGCGCGCGCGCCGAGTCTCGAAGAAGGCGGTCAGGCGGTTGGACGGATCTCGTGGTCTGGCCAGTTGGCAGCCGGCTTCACGTTGCGCCTCGGCTTCGAGAATTCCTCGGCGCTGGCATATCAGGACGTGCTCGCCGGGTCGACGCTGAACGCCACCAGCGTCACGGTGCTTACGCCGCCATGAAGTTGTTGCTGGTCGGTGCCGGGACTGCGACCTCCACACGCGATGTGGAGAACGGCTACGCGGCCGCGTTCCGCGGCATGGGCATCGATCTGCGGCTGTATGCGCTCGAGGCGCGTTTATCGCTGGCGATGCGCTGGCTGATGAACCAGTGGATCGCGCGGGGAAAGCAGCTTGACGACCGCCCGAGTTGGGCAGACACGCTGTACCGCGCCGGCGTTGAAGCGCTGGAGATGGCGCTGCGCTTCGACGTGGACTGGGTCTTTGTTGTCTCGGCGATGTATCTGCATCCCGATGCGTTGATCCTGATGAAACGCGCCGGGCTGAAGGTCGCGGTGCTGTTTACCGAGAGCCCGTACGAGGATCTGCAGCAGCTTCGGGTTGCCCAGCTGGTCGATTGGTGCTGGACCAATGAGCGCACGAGCACTCGCACGCTGCGTGGCGGCTATCTCCCCCACGCTTACTACCCGCCGGTGCATCGCCCCGAGGAAGAGCTAGACCCCACCGTCCCCTCCCACGACGTGGTCTTTGTCGGTACGGGCTTCATTGAACGTATCGAGCTTCTGAGTGCGATCAATTGGACCGGGATCGATCTCGGTCTGTACGGCGAGTGGGGATTGCTCGGGTCGCGCGCGCGGTTGCGAGACTACGTGCGCGGTCCGAGCGTCCCGAACTCCGAGGCGCTGCGGCTGTATCGCAAAGCGAAGGTCGGCTTGAACCTGTTCAGGACCAGTACGACGTACGGGCGCAACGTGCCGCATCGCACCGGCGCGGAAAGCGCCAACCCGCGCACGTTCGAGCTCGCGGCGTGTGGCCTTTTTCAAATCAGCCAGGCTCGAGCAGAGGTCGGTGAGATCTTCGGCTCGACGGTTCCAGGTTTCACGAGCCCGCAGGAACTGCAGGCGCTGTTGCGGGCAGCCCTCGACGACGCCGACTGGCGCCTTCGTTGCGCCGAGCGGGCACGCGAACTGGTCGTGTCCCACACCTACGCCGCACGCGCGGCACAAGCCCTGGCCGACCTCGAACGTATCGGGGCGGTCTCCAAAGGAGCCTAGCCATGGCGATCAAATACGCGGGTCGAAACGGTCTGGTCTATCTGAGCGTGGACGCGGTCACCCCGCCAGTGCTCGCGGGTGGTTTTCGCGCCTTCACCCTGGACCTGTCGACCGACAAGATCGACGTCACCGAGTTCGGCGCGCTCAACAAGACTGAGGTGCTTGGCTTTCCTGCCGCTCGCGGCACCATCGAGGGGTTCTGGGCAGCGGACGACAACACGCTGCGTGCCGCGTCCAATAGCCTCTCGGGCACCCAGATCGCGCTCTATCCGCACAGCGCGATGATGACGCGCTACTTCGGCGGGCCAGCCTGGGTGGACTACAGCATCCGTGAGGCAGTGGATACAGCCATCACCATCACGGGCAACTGGACCGCGCGCGGCTCGATGACCAACGCCTTGTAGCCGGCGTGTCTGTCGCCACGTTCGTGGAACAGCCACAGACGCTGTTCTCCGACGCCAGCACGCCCGTGCGTGATCGCGGCTGGGTCCAGTGCCCTCACGGCACGACCTGGCCAGCGGACAGCTTCGTCACGCGCCCGGAGTTTTTCGACCGCGCGAGCCTGAAGCAGAAGATCTTCATCAACCACCAGCGCCGATTCCCTGACTGTGACTGCAGCCTTGCCCCGGAGAGCTAAGCCAGTGACCGCTCCGAGCATGCCGATCCACTTCGTCTCGATTCGTCTGGACGAGATCGGCTACGACGGTTGGTACGCCGAGATGCGCCTGAACATCCGCGCACGGACCTATGACGACTTCCTCAATCCCGACCGCGATGTGTTCTGGGCGGCGCTCAGTCAGATCGTGCTGAAGTGGAACTTTCTCAATGAGGACGGCACACCGATGCCGTTGCCGAAAGATGGTCTGGGCCCGCGCGACCTGCCCATCGACGTGCTCAACACGCTCGTGCTGCGCTACGTCGAGGCGATGAGCGACTCTGCTGCGATCCCAAAAGCACGCGACGCCAACTCCGACACTTCCTCTCGGACCAACGGCGTAGCCCAGAGCACCGCGCCGGCGTAGGGCCACCACCTGTCTATGTGCCGATTCTGCTCGCCGACCGCTTCAGCGGCACCAGCCCGCTGTACTGGCAGGACGTGGACGCCGACCAGCGTCAGTGGCTGCTCAGCATGCTGGCGGTTGAGGGCGAGGTCTCGCGCGCCTGGGCAGGCATGGGTCCGGACGACGATGTGGTGCTCGAAGATGACGATTGAACTACGCGACCACGACTGCCGTGTCATTGGTCGTCGCCCACACGAGCGATACGACCCATCCAACCAGCGTCCAGCCGAGCAGCAGGTTCAACACGAAGATAGACACGGTGTTGCGCTTGCCCCGTCCGAGCGCGACCAGCCACGGCAGGAAATAGACCAGGACGCCAGCAATGATCAGTGCAATGCTGGGCTGATTACCAATCGCAAAGGCAATACCAAAGAACGCCGCGACAAGCAGCAGAAATTTCACGAAGACACCTCCCATACGGTGCGAGCTGTCCGCCGAGCCCCGGCGGCTATGGGTCTCGCCAGACTCACGAGCGCTGATCAGGCGCAACTCGGCGGACGTCTCGGACCATACCGCATGACTACTAAGCCCGAGTTAAGACGAGGTTTAACGCGTGGCGTCTGAAGAAGAAGTCGACATCACAATCAAGACGATTGGCGATGTCAGCGGCGCACGCCAGGTCGCCAATTCACTCACCGAGACGCAACAGGTCGCTCAACAGGCGCAGCAGTCCACGCAGCAAGCTGGCGCGGCGATGTCGGCGAGCGCCAACGCCATGAACGCTTTCATGCAGCAGGCGATGCGCGGTCTCGCGCCGACGATGGAAAACTTCCGCGCTCAGTTCGAAGCGATCCGCAAGACGATGGGTCAGGCACCCACGCTCGGTCCGGAAGCCTTCGGCATCACCAAGGACGTCCAGGCGCAAGCTGAGGAAGCCGCCAAGGCGTACCAGCCCTCGACAGCGTTCGCCACGCTCATGAACGCGCGCCAGTCGGCAGAGAGCCTCGACGATCCACAGCAGCAGGCACGGCTGTACCAGACCCGCATCGCCCAGGAGCGTCAGTTCCAGCAACTCCTTCGCGAACGGGCTCGAGCCGTTGGCCCGGGCGGAGCGATTCCCGGCGCACTCGACGCGCCACCAGCTGCCGTGGCTCGTCTTCGCGAAGCTGCCGATGCGACCAAGGACATTGGTGAGAAGGCAGCCGTCAGCAACCTGAGCATCGTTCGCTTCGCCGGCGCGCTCGTCGGTGTGGGCATCGGCTTTTCGATCTACCGCGCGGCGGGCGCCGAGCTCCACGACGTGTTCCAGGCGTTGATTGACGACTCACTCAAAGCCCAGCAAGCCCTGCGCGACAACTCGATCACCTTTGGTCAGAACGCGGCGGCATTTCAGAGTTGGGCAGCCACGGTCTCAGAGCAAGCTAACGTGGCGCAGACGGCGCTCTTGCAGGCAGGTACCGCCGCGCAGCAGTTCGGACGGCAGGTTGGCTTTAGTCCCGACCAGACGAAGGGGCTCGAGGCCGCAGCGGTGTTGCTCTCGCGCATCCACGGCATCGATGTGGCCCAGACGATGAACCTGCTGACGCAGGCCATTCAGGGCAACGCTCAGGCAGCGCAGACGCTCAACCTGCAGCTTGACGCCGGCTACATCGCCTTCAACCAGCTTGGTGGCGCGACAGCCGAGGTTTTCAATCAGCTTGATCCGGCCACACAGGCGATGTTGCGGACCCAGACCGCGCTGCAGCAGCTTGGCTCTCAGGCAGCGACCAGCGCTCCTCAACTCGATTCGTTGCGCGAGGCACAGGGCAAACTCAGCCAGGAATGGGATCGTTTCGTTTCGACCACTGGCCCGGGGGTCATCGGTGCGCTGGGCGGCATCCTCGACAAGGTCAATTCAGTGATCGACGCCTTTGGCAAGTTCAATGCGTTGACAGTCGCGCGTTCCGCAGGCGGGCAGGATCCCGGTTTCAAGAACGAGATCGCCGCGCTGGATGCGCTGCAGGCCAAGATCAACGAGATCTTTCCCGACATCGGCAAGCCGATTCAGGACCTGCCGGCTGAGGCTCAGGCAGCCCAACAGGCGATCAAGCCCGTGGTCGACGCTATTCAGGACGCCAACAACGCGTTGAAGGACCAGACCGGCATCGACGCGCTCCAGACCGCAGCCAAGGTACTGGGCACCGTCGGGAGCGCGGCGTTGATGAATCTTCCTGGTGTGCTCCAGCAGGTGGCAGGCGCAGCGCAAACCGCAGGCGGGGCAATTGGCGGTGTGGCTGACCAGGCTGATCGCGCCGCCAATTCGGCACTCGCGATTGCCGCGCACAACGAGCAAGTCCTGAATGTTGCCACGCAACTCGTCCCGGCGCAGCAGGCCCTCGCGCAGGCGCAGTCCAACGATATCACGGCGGCACGACTGCTGGTGGACTACAAGAGCCAACAACTGTCGCTGACCGCCGACGAGGCGCGCATCAAGCTGCAGGCACTGCCGACGCAAGAGCGCCTGGTTGAGTTACAGAATCAGGCGAGCCTCGCTCAGCTTCGGGCACAGCAGGCAGCTCTGCCATCGTCTCGAGCACAACAAGACCTGCAGAACCAGATCCGCCTGAACACGCTCATCGCGCAGAGCCCGGACCGCTCGATGGACGAGCGCCAGGCGGCGCTGGCCAGAGCAACCGCGCTCACGCGGCGAAATCCCGAGACGGATATTGCCGCGCTGCAGACGCAGATGGCCACACTGCCTGCTTCCCGTGCCGTAGAAGACATCTCCAACGAGCAGCGCGCCCAGACGCTGATCCTGCAGTCCGCGCTGCAGCCGTTCGAATACCAGAAGCAGCAGATCGATCTGCTGAGTCAGATCGCCACGGCGGCCAAGGACGCCGCGCAGCGCACCGTGGAACTCACCGTGCAGGCGATCAACGTCATCGTCAATGGCGCGAACCTGGGCGCACTGACCGATACCGACCGCACCAACATCGTCAACCTCGCCGGCCAGGCAGTACTGGACGCCATCGATGGTGCGATCAAGAGCGTCGATAAGCGCGGGGCCAGCTCACAGCTGATCGCGGGGCAGCCAGCCTGATGGCGACCTACACCCCGAGCGACGGACTCGGCGCGGGTACCGAGCTGGCGTTCCATCTGCTGGTCGATCCACCCACGCGGCAGACTGAGCAGACGATGAGCGAGCGCGTGATCCCCGGCGGGCAGAGCGTGGTGGACCGCATTGGCAAGACCGTCACCAAAATCCGCGGCAACGCGCGCTTCGACTCGTACGGCTCGCTGACTACCTTCGAGGGGGTGGTCGGCACCCAGGGCACGCTGTCCTACAGCGAGGAGCCCGGCGGCATCGACGTCATCTTCGTCAGCATGCAGCGCTCGCGCGTGACGCCCGCCGACCTCCACATCGCCAGCGTGGAGTTCTGGCTGATCCCATCCGGTGGCGCGGTGCTGGTGCGTCAGGTCAGCGTCAGCGCCTCGACGCCCAGCGCCGAGTGGACCAACATCCTGTCGGCCAGGGTCAGCTACGGCTTCGAGATGCGCACGGGCGAATGTCAGATTGTCACGGCCACACGCCCCTCGGGCTCCGATTACGACCAGGAGATCACCGTGGTCATGGGCGCGGGGAGCAACACCATCACCCGCTTCGTCGGGCTCATCCGCGACTTCCAGTACTCGACGAACCCGGCCAGCGTTACGACACTGGCGCACGGCTTCCTGATCCGCGCCATCGAATACGAAAACGGCGAGGAGACGGTCTACGATCCGTGGACCGGTTCGGGCGGCCTGTTGATTCCCGATCTGGTGGGCACCCTGGCTGGCTCGGCCGCTGACATCGTCAAGGCGGCGCTCGATAAAGCCAGCGTGCCGTATGACGCGGCGAACATCAGCGGCAGTACTGAGGTGTACGGCGGCGGCGTGACGCCCATGCCATTTCTGTGGCGCTCGGGTGGCGCGGGCATCAACTCCGTGCCGCAGTATCAGGATCAGGGCGAGACGGCGATGAGCTACATCGAGCGCTACGACGCCATCGACGCCGAGCTCGATGACAGCAACCCCAACGCCGGCGGGCGCTTTCGCACCTTCGAGACGCTGGGTGGTGACGTGTACCGCATTCGCGTCGGCGGTCGGCCTCAGGACACGGCCGAGTTCACGCTGACCGAAGGCATCGACATCCTGTCAGGGCAGTTCACGCGGTCGATCAGCCAGACCCGCAACTACTTCGTGGTCAAGGGCATCGACCGTGGGTCGAATCTCGGGCCCTACCAGTTCGCCATCCAGTCGTCGAACCCTTTCCAGCCCTCGACCAGCAAGCACACCTACCAGTTCTCCTCGGACATGCTCGAAAAGGACACCCACGACGCGGTCGACGGCATCACCGGCGCGCCGCTGACGGGCATGTCGTGCGAGGTGCTCGCTGGCGCGCTCGAGTTGGAATACAACCGCGAGATCGTCAGCGGTTCGCTGGAGACCTGGCGCGAAGACACCTTCGGCATCGCGCAGACGCACCTGGTGCAGGGCGGTCCCGGTGGCACCGTCGGCGCGCTCGGGCTCGCCGAGAACGTGTGGGTGCAGTCGCTGGAGATCAGCGTGGACGATCGCGGCTTCACCCAGCGCCTGAGCTACCTCGGCGGCGGGCTGGCGGGCATGACCGCTGACCTGCAGCACATGCTCGACGAGGTGCAGGCACTGGCATGACGCAGTCCGTGCAGCAGCGTCTGGCCGAAGACATCGCCATCATCCGCCAGTGGTCGGAGGGCGGACGGGGCGTGCCCTATCCCGAGATCGACACGATCAATGTGGTGATCGGCGACGGCGCGAGCGTACTGGTAGCGGGCATCGCCGCAGCGCTGCGTGTGGATTTCAACGCGATCATCACGGGCGCGTACCTGATCGAGTTCGATGGCGTTACGGGCTCGGTGCTGGCCACCATCGACAAGGCATCGCCAGTCGTCGGCTCCGCGCCGAGTTTCGTCAGCATCATTGGTAGCTCTCCCCTGAACCTTGTCTCGGGCAGGTACTACGCCGACGAGACGCTGGTCGGCTGGACAGTCCAGATTGCGCGTGGCGATGTGCTGCGCTTTCTCGTTTCCAGCGCGACGGTGATTCAGCGCATCCTGCTCGCCCTGCGCATCCGTAGGCTGGAGCCATGAGCGACAACAGCCCGGCGGCGAACGTCCCGGTGGCCGGCAGCCTGGAGGCCAGGATTATTCGCGCATGTACAGTCCACGCCAGCTGCGAACTGACGTGCAAGGAGCGAGGGGTGGAGGACCTGGGTCAGATCGCAAGCTTCGATGTGCGCGCGCGGACGAACCGTGACTGGCGCGCCAAGTTCAAACACTGGATGCAACAGCTCTCACAACCGCAAGAAGGAGAAGAACCATGAGCTCTCTCGTGCCGAACACAGGCAATGCCGTCATTTCAGGTCGGATGTTTGGGACCTCGCCCGCCCAGGCAGAGCCACGTTATCTCGGCTGGGGCACCGGTGCGGGCGCTGGCTCAGCTTCGAGCACGGACGTCTCGACGCCAGCTAC